CTAGATTTGTAGTTAAATTATTAGAATTAGGATCTGTACTAATTTTAGTATTATAGAGTGTTATTAAACGATTTTGTCCATCATTGTTGTTTTTAACAACAATTTTTTCATATTTGTTTTCGTTTTTTAATAAATCATTTGTATTAAACCCAGCACGTGGAACGTGTTCTCCTGTACCTTGTACCGCTATTTGAGCTAATAGGTTAGAATTTAAATTGTATACTTGTGTATTTATTACATCTCCCCTTCGTTCAGTTTCAACTAAAGGATTAGACTTTTGAAGTCCAATTTGTTTAGAAGTAAAAGCTGAACCACGTGGAAAATCGTTTAAAAAACGAGATACTCTTATAGTATCTGTAGTAGATGCTATAACCGAATATAATCCTCCTCTAACGTCAGTATCTATACTATTTTCTGCAATTGAAGCTAGGTACTCTCCTGCTGGTGAATCTTCAGGTAATCCTTGTTTTATATAAGGAAGACCACTATTTCCACCACCGGGAGTGTCTTTATAAACGTTAGACTTTCTTAGGTTCGATTTTAAATCTACTAAAGCCATTTAATTATCCTGGAAGATTATCTAAATAAGGTATTTTTCCTGGAACTACAGGTGTTACTCCACCTAAATCTAAAGTTGAAGGAGATGGTTTATTGATAAGGTTTGGATTACCATTAATAGAGTATTTGTTGTGAAGTTTTGATAATTGTTGTTCAGTTGAAGTTGGTTCTGTAACTCCTCCATTTCCTAAAGCTGAATTTACTTCTTGTCCTAGTATTGACATAATAATTGTGTTTTATTGGTTTATAATAAATATTGAAAAATTATAGTTTACGTGTAGCTATACCCATTGGAGTTTGTAAATTTCTTGATACATTTACTCCATCTAAATTAGTTTGAACTTTTACTCTAGACATGGCTTGTGCCATTTTATCGTAATCAATTGATGGAGATTGTTGAACAACTGTTTGTTGTGGTTGTTTTATTTGAGTTGTTGGATTTAAATTAGTTCCTACTTTTATCTTACCATCAGCACCATACATAGCTTTATCATTAGGGTCTAATTGGACTGAGCCAAATTCTCCTGACATTACTGGTCCTTTTTTAGTATCAATAATACCATCTTTCATTTGTGAGTATACTACTGCTCCTACTCCTGCAGCTACTGCTAAACCTGCTAAGGCTGTAAAGGGATTTGCTACAGCATATGCGGCTGCTATACCAACTGCTTTAGCTAATTCCCCACCCATTATAGCTTGTCTAGCCATTAAAATACCATTATATCCTAAAGCTGATGCTCTTTGGGCTGTAGCATAACCTAATTTTAATGCTTCAAAAGTAGCCTGAGCTTGTTGTATCCCTAACATGGTTAGTTGAATACCTTTAAGAAGTATAAAAGATCCTATTATAGTAGTTATAATACCTGAAAATTGCATTAGGTTATCTAGCATTGAAGCAAGCATTTCTAAAGGGCCAGCTAAAGCCTGTCCCATTTTTTCCATAGACTTAGTTATAGATTCTTGAACACTTAATCTTTCAAGATCTTCTAATTTCATCCCTGAATTTTTAGCAGCTTGTTCGTCTGTAACTCCAGCTAATTTTTGTTGTTGGAAAATCATTTGGGAAACTTGTTCCGTAGACATACCCATAGCTTTAGCAATAGCTTCTTGTTGAATTCTATTACCAGAGGCAAAGGCACCAATTATTTCTTGATTTTTTCCTATTTCTTTAGCTACTCCCGCCATATCATTTTGGAGAGCATAATAACGTGCGGCTTCTAGATTTAACTGTTTTCCAGTTAATACTTCAGCTTCATATTCAGAAGCAATTGAGGATTCAATATCTAATAAATTATCAGATATCCCTTCAACATCTTTTAAAGATAACCCTAAATTTCGAGCGGCTGCATTAGCTTCAGTTATCTTTTTAACATTCCCACCCATAGCAATTTGCATAGTTTGAGAAGTATTATAAACATCTTTTAATATACCTTTTTGAGTTAATGCTGATTTATTAACTTTGTTGAAGGATCCAACTTGATCTAAAATTGCTTGGCTTTGATCTTTTAAAGATGTTCCATTTAGTTTAGATAAACTAGCGGCGTTACCTGCTTCTTCAGCTGATAACCCCATTAAAACTTGAAGTTTCGCAGCTGATTCTATAGTTTCTTTTGGGAATATAGCATCTGCAGCTAGTCCAAATTGTTGAGTTAACTCTGTAGCAGTTTTTATATAATCAACACTAGATATTAAGGAAGCATTTAAAGTATCTAAATGAGGTATATTTCGACCTGTTTCTCTAGTAAATTCTACTTGGGCTTTATTAAGTTCAGTAAAACCTTTAACAATACTGCCTATAACAGCATCCGTTAGATTAGTTGTAGTAAGTTGTTCCTTTAAAGCGGATGCAATATTTTTGTATTTGTTAGTTTGTTTATCTAACTCTTTATTTTGGGCGTTTAAATGACCTAGTTGTTCTCTTAGTTCCTTTTTTCTTTCTATATCTAAAGGTCCTAAAGTCTCATATTCATCTTTTATAGCCTTAATAGCATCTTGATTTAACTTTAATTCAAATCTTGCTTTTTTAGTGGCTTGAATGGCATCTGATATAGGTTTAGCTATACCTGTAAATCCCATCTTTTCCAGGAATTTTCCAGCTCCTTCTAATCCCGACCCTAGCAATCCTATTTCCTTATTTACTTCAGCTTGAATATCAATGGTTCTTTCAAGACTCTTATTAAAAGCTTCTTGTTGGGATAAGGTTTCTTTTACTTCATTAGCTTGAGCTGCAGTTAATTTACCACTTTTTAAAGTAGCCTGTAAGTCATCAAATTTTAATTTAGATTGTCTTTGAAGATTTTTTAGTTGTTTTTCTGATAAATCGTTTTCACCTTTTCTGTAATCAACTAAATCACGAGCAAGATTAGATATACCCTTTATAGAGTTTCGAGCTATAGTTAATTGGGCATTTTGTTTAGATAACTCAGCAACACTATCTCTAAAACTTTGAGAAATGTAATTTAAATCACTATCCATTTCCCTAAGTTCATTTCTTAAACCACTTAAAGCTTCTTTTGCTTTTTGTAGATCTTTTTGATCAAAAGGAGATAGGGATTGTTTTCCTAGTTGTTTTCTAAGACTATCAATCTCTTTGTTTAAATCATCTATGCTTTGAGCCATATCATCTTAATATATAATATAAATATGTAAAAAACAAAAAATGCCCACTATTTAGTGGGCACTTTAGCATTGTATGTACTTGTTTGGGGTATGTTAGGTCTAGCTATTTCACCAACATTTGTATTGGTTAATTGATTATTTTGATTATCTATAGCTTCTTGTTCTTTATCGTAAAATTCTTTTAATTTATTAAAAGTAAATTTTCTAAGCCAAATTGGCATGTTATAAACAGTATCCCAGTCATATCCTCCTTTACCATGAAATACTATTTCATGAATTTCGGAGAATAAATTAAATCTATGAGTTGAAGTCAGGCCAAAAAAAGTTAAGACTAATTGGTATGGCGATGTCCTCCCCGTCATCACCTTTAATAGTTAAATCAACATCTGGAGATATTCTTTTTATTTCTTGGCGTAATGCTCTTGAGTCTCTTGCTAATATTTCATTATCAACAAATTCTCTTACATTTTTTCTTTCTCTATCCCCATTTACTGAAGTAATCATATATTTTAAACGGGTAGTAATTTCAGGTGTAGTACCATTTGGAAATAATTTTTTAATTCCTTTTAGTTCTTGGTCAATTTGAGTTTCATCACCTTGAGTTAATAACTTAAATGTAACTTCTACTTTAGAAGCAGGTAAAGTAAAATGAAATTCATTCCCATTAGTATAATCTACATCTGCAGGTAGTTCTTTATCTTTAAGCGTGGTTAAATCCACATTATACACTCTACCATTAGTTTCAAATTCATAATCTTGACCATATCCTAAAATACGAGAAGCAATTAAAATAGCGTTTTTATCACCAGTAATTAAATCTTTTAAATCAGTTTTTGTTACAATTAATGATTCTAGTAGTTTATCTAATACAACTCCGGATTGAATGTAGTTAGTGTTTGTTAAGATATCTTCTTCTTTGGCACCCATATACTTCATTTCGATAGTACCGTTTGAAAGAGGATTGGTTTTTGGGTAAAGTAAACCTTTTGAAGGTAATTCTACAATCTCTGTAGGGAACTTGAACTTAGGTTCTTGTGCAACTTGATTTTCCATAAATTTTATTTGTGTTTATATATAAATATAGCGGAGGTAAAAAAAACCCACCAAATGGTGGGTTAATTTTGGAAAATAATTTATTTGTGTGGCTTAGAAGTTTAAGATACAATAATCCATTGCTATTGTCAATGAGATTTCAGCTGCTGCTTCTCCTGAAGACCAATCGTAATCACCAAATGTAGCTGATTTTACGAATGCTCCTTTTACAATCCATTCACTTACTACATCTCCTACTGGACCTAGAACTTGCATTCTTAAATCTTTTTTGTAGAAATCTGAGTAACCATCTCTACCTGTCACACTTTCGTGTGCTAAACGTGCCCATTCCATTACTGATTGAGCTCCTGATGGTGCGATTGGATCATATAATGCTAATGTCATATCGTTCCATTTAACTTTACCTTTTATTTTACGGTAAACATTAATGTGGTCTAATACTATTTCACCAGCATCAAATCCAGGTGATGATGCCTTTTTAATTAAGTAAGCCGGGATTCCGTCTATATATAGTATAAATCTGTTTGCAACTTTTGGTTCAAAAGCTGTGAACATTATTTCGTTTGGGTTTAATACTGCCATGTTGTGTCTAATTTATTATAAATATTAAATAAATGGTTCCTTATTAAAAAGTTGCGCCTGTTGGTGTAACATTAAAGTCTAATATAATAAATTCAGCTGTTTTAGTTGGTTGAATGTAAATTTGACCTACTAATTGGTTTCTATCGATTACATCTGCTGTATTGTTAGTATCATCCATTACTACTTTGAAAGCATATAAACCTTGTCTTTGTTGAATTGAATCTAAATATGGATTCACTTGAGATAAGAATCTATTTCTTGTTGATGCTGTATTTTGTTCAAATACTAATGTGTTAGCAACTTGACCAATGTGTGATTTTAATTCAATTAATAATCTTCTAACATTGATTCTATCTAAAGCTGAAGCTTTTTTCTGTAATGTTTTTTGTCCGTAAGCAACAACACCTTGTCCAGGGAATGTAGCAATTGAGTTTACGTTACCAGCATATAATGTATCTCTATCTGTTGGAGATAATTTTCTTTCTGCTTGAATTACACTTAATCCACCTCTTGTAAATCCTGCAGGTGCGAACCATGGAGCAGATACTCTATCGTTGTAAGCGAATACTGATGGAATAATTGTTGATGGTGGAACCCACGTTAATTTACCGGTATTAGGCGCACTAACTTGAACCCATGGGTAATATGTTGCAGCGTAACTATTATCGTAAGATAACGCGTTTGCTACTGCTGTATTAATTGTAGCTCCTTTATCAGTTACATCTACAATTGCTATTGCATCACCTCTATCTTGAACTAATCCTATTAAAGTTGTAATTGTAGAAGCACCAGTTGTTGTAGTTTGACCAGGTACTGTAATTACATTAAATCTAAACTCATCTTGATTAGCTAATAAGTTTAATGAAGAAGTATAATTTGATGTTGATAAACCATATACCCCACAGTTTGTTCCTGTAGCACCCCCAAATGATCCTGTTTGAGCTAATGGAATTGTACCTGCTAATGAAGCTACTGGTGTACCGTTGTTATCAAAGTAGTTAAGTGAACCAGTTAATACTTGTTTTACTCTAACATATCTTGATTTATTAGTATAATCACCACTTACATTAGTATATCCTTGAGATATATCAACTGATTGGTTACCAATTACAGCTTCAATATAGTTTGATTGGTTTGGATCTAATGATAAGTTATTCCAAGCCTCTAATATAATTTTAGAATTATCTGTATCATTTCCTTGTCTAATTAATAAACTAAAGGTACCACTTCCTGTACTTGAACCTATAATTTCAAATCTTACGTTATCGGCAGAACCTGAAGGTAAGATACCATTTGTTCCTACCGTACTAGTACTGTTTTGAATAGCTCCAGCAGATAATGTTTCTAATATAAATGAATTACAATTAGTAGCACCACTAAAATAAGAAGTTGTACTTCCTGAAGTATAAGTGTAAGCGTTTAATATGTTATCATCAAATGAAGTGTTAAGTAAAGATTCTTTAGTATTAAAGAATAAACCAGTTGAACCTGAAGCACTTGCAGTTATATATTGTAAAGATGAACTATAAAGAGCATTTGATGAACTAGCATTAAATGCTGTTACTATATTACCAATACTTGCTGAAGGTGTTGAACCTGAAGCTATATAAATTGCTGTTGAGGTATTAGCTGGTACAGTACTACCTGTTATTGCAATAGTAATTCCATTAATAGAGAATGAACCTGTTGGGTTAATAAATGGAGTTATACTTGCGCTACTAACTGTTAAAGAAGCAGTTGTAAGTAGTGTATTATTTGTAATTGTAGAAGTAGCAGGAGCAAATGTTCCACTTACTGCTCTAGTTACTAATAAACTAGCTCCACCTTGTTGGAAATAGTTATAAGCAGAGATTGAAGTTAAGTATTCATTTACTGTACCTCCACTTGTGAAGGTTCCACCAAATTTGTTTAGATAGTCACTATATGAAGTAACTAGAGTTGGTATATTAACCGGACCCTTCACAGTTGGTCCAACAATAGCTGCACCTGCAACTATAGGACCTTGTGTAATTTGTGAGGTGTCATTTTCTCTAGTTAATACCCCTGGAGATAATAATGTTTCAGCCATTTTTAATTATTTTAGATTGTTTTATTTTGTGTTTATTAATAAATATTAAAAAAGGGCTCAAAACCTATATTTTAGGAATATATTATATCTCCTTCTTTTAAATCTATTTGAACATCACCATATGTTTCTTTAAGTTTTTTACTTAATTCAACTTCAGCAGCTATTATTTGTTCAAATGTTTGTTTTAGGTATTGTTCTTCTTTTTCAATTTGAAGTTTTCTGAATGATAATTGTCCTAGTTGTGCAATTAATTCCTCTGATTTGAATTGAAAGTTTTTTAATTCTTGTAATTCGGTTTCTTGTAACTTAGTTGGTTTTTCCATAACGATTTTTATTTATTTGTAAATATTATCTTCTCCAAGGAAGACCATTTTGTTCTGTTTCAGCTTCTTTAGCTGCTTTACGAGCAGATATTTTAGTTTGTAGTTTAGTTTCAATAGCTGTTACTTGATCTTCTCCTAAAGATGATTTTACCCATCCTATAACTGTTTGTTCTGTTAAATCAGAAAAAGATACAAAGTTTGGATCTGTTGAATCTCCTGTTAAAGTTATTTCTCCTATTGATGATACTCTATCATCTTCTGATTTAAGTCTACATTCGTATAATACTTTAGTAATTAATCCGTCTGATTTTCTACTTGTAGCATCTATAATTTGCCAAGTTGTTGCCATATTTTTTATTTATTTAATTTTAGAATAATGCTGTCCATGTTGTACCATTGTAAAAATATGGTTTACAATTGGCATTTGAACCTGATACTATAAATGATCCTGTAGGTTGCCCTGTTGGTAATGAACCAGTAGGGACAAGTGTTAATATATTATTAATTGTAGTTGATCCTGTTACTAAAAGTGAACCTGTTACTTGGAATGTACTTCCTGATGCAAATATTAAGTTACTTCTATTTGAAGTTGAAGTACCATTTCCATGTATAAATGCTGCTACGGCAGATGATGATAGGTTGTATTGACCCTGTACGTGCTGGTAGTCTCCTGATGCTACTGTATATATTCCTTCAGCATGTGAGTAATTTCCTGATGCTGATGTAAAGGTTCCTTCAGCATGTGATCCATTTCCTAATGATATTGTACTAGCTCCTTCGGCATGTGAATAAGGTCCTGATGCTACAGTACTGGCTCCTTCAGCATGTGAAGACTGTCCTATTGCTATTGTTAGTTGTCCTTCTGCATGTGATAAATTTCCTGAAGCTGTGGTATAATATCCTTCTGCGTGTGATCCTGTTCCTGAAGATAATGTTCTTTCTCCTTCTGCATGTGAGTAGTTTTGCGATGATATGGAACCTGATCCTTCTGCATGTGAATAAAGTCCTGATGCTATTGTGAAATATCCTTCAGCGTGTGAAGCTAATGCTTTTGTTTTTGTAAACCATCCTTCAGTATGGGAATAATTTCCTTCAGATACTGTACTAGCTCCTTCTGCGTGTGAGAATGCTCCTGATGCTATTAGGATAGTATCTTCTTCTCCATTATCTGTAGAAGTACCCTCTGCATGCGATCCGTCTCCTTTTGCCCATGTTCCTCTTCCTTCAGCATGTGAACCATATCCTGAAGCAAGTGTTGGATTATCATATTGACCTGAGAATATAATTCCTTCAGCATGTGAGCTATTACCTGTTGCTTGTGATTGTTCTCCTTCAGCATGTGAGTAATATCCTGATGCTAATGTGAGATATCCTTCAGCATGTGAACCATATCCGGATGCTGTGGTATCATCCCCTTCAGCATGTGAGTAATTTGATGCTTCGGTACTAATTCCTTCTGCATGTGAAAAATTTGTAGCTGTTACACTATTTCCATTAGCTAATGAACCTGAAATTTTTATATCATTAGAAACAACACCATTTAAGGCATTTATTATCCTTAATA